GTCCTTCATTAATTGTCATAATCCCGCCATTGCCTTATCCATTTCGCTTTTAAAAATCGCATCGGCTACTTGTTGTCCTTCATCGATTGCCGGACGTGCGAAAGGGTGCGCCTTTGTTCCGTGTTTCCGAATGTGCCGTATTAAACCCATTATCGAACTTGCATCCGTAAATCCATGCTTAAGTCCCCATTCGGTTATGTTTTTTATAAAATCTTCATGACCTACGGATGTAAGGTGCTGCCCAGTACCTTTTTCTACATAAATAGCATGGTTCTTATTCGTCCCGACAATCCCATCAATCCCCGGTTCGAGTGATAAATCCCCTGTTTTTGTAAGATGTGACGCATGACAAATAGAACTTCTTAAATCGCCTTTGTCCACTGATACATTCATTACCATACGTCCCTCAACAAAAACAAGCAAAGCCTCAACCCCTCTTAACCGGCCTATTTCATGAGCCTGTAATACTTTATCTGTATTGTCTTCTATTTCAGCCATCCCGACGTTTTACCTCGATTTCTAAATGATGATCTAAACTCATTGGATTATCAACAAATAAGACATCATACGTTATGTTATCAATTACTATTCTGTCTTTTTCATCTACGGTTGCCCCATAATCGCATCCGATAAAATGAGTTGAATCAGCACATTTCTTTTTAGCAATTAAACTTTCATTACCGGCAAGCGTATCAATACAACAAGAATAAGTTGATCCGGTTGTATACGTTGCTATACTGCCATAAGTCGAAGCCGGCGCCGTATATCTCATTACTGTCATGGATTTATTCCAAAAATATGAAATCATGCCGTGTGTACTCTCCTTGGTAGTGTTTTGATAATAGATTCGGGATACCCGTTAATCCGTTTTTCATACGTTATACTATGCCGGGATAAGCTTTGATTGTCTGCGCCGAATGTTTTTATATTTTTAATATTCCACCATAACATTTGTGCATAAGGTTTTTGTATACGTCTCGGCCATTTAATTCTTGTAATTGTTACATATTCTCCCGCTTCCTCATCGTTGAGTCCCTCATCCGTTTCAAGCGTCAAAGTTCCGGCGGCTACTGTCCCAATCTGATAAACCCCATCATTATAAAGCGACCCTTCAATCAAAATATCATGACCATTTAAAAACCCGGTAGTAACAAATGCAGAATCCGAATCTGTTATCGTGTCGGCAGATGGAGAATTTTCTAAAAACGCAATTGTATTTGCCTCCATAGTGATTAATTCATCTCTGAAATAATCATTGCAAATTTCCAATATATCATCTTTTACGATTTTCGCCCACAATCCAAATAATGTATCCCAGGTGGTCGCGGTTATCCCTAAAAGGGCTTTTACTTCTGCGGTTGTAGCTATACCCATAATGCCTACTTCTTATATGCGATTGCCGAGCCGCTATCAAGCTTAATAGTTGTAAAATTTCCGTACAAATCATAATTAGCCGGAAAAGTTACTCCAGCCAATGACACCGTGCCATCACGAGTAGCATCCGTTAATGTGTTAAATACTGTATTTGTGATTATTTTAATATGACACCAATTCCCAGCGCGGCTAGTCGTATCTGCGAATAATGTCGATCCGCTTGTGTAAGTTAATTGTTTTAACAACTCAGCTTCAAACATCTTTTTCCCTCTTCTTTTCTAATTTAGTAATTCTGGTTTTTAAATCGGCAACTGTTTTTTTCATTTCGTCAATGGATTCTTTTATTTTTTCAAATTTTTGTAATTCAATTCCTACTTGTGGTAATTTTGTAATATTGCCCATAAAGTCCTTTCATCCCCCGGGTTTCCCCGGGGATTAAATTAATTCCTTGTCGAATAAGATAATTTATACGGTAACGCTCTGTCTGCGCCTTCGTCGCCGCCTTCCGTCCATGTGAATTTGAAATCTTTGTCGGTAACAATATCAACACGCATATACACGCTATCATCTGTAGCAACTACAAAAGCTTGATCCGGTACGCATCGTCTGTAATTCGTGCCATCAATTTTTGTAAGAAAGGAAAGTGTTCCATTTTGTGTTAACGTTGTACAATCAACTAAAATACCATGCACGTGTACTCGTTTTGTATTAACAACCGCAACAATATCTTGCACACCGCCTGCGTCTGTATATGAATAAGACGAACTTGTTACGGTCGGATCTAGTTGGGCAATTATCGCCGCTACTTCGGTATCTACGTAATTATCAATTGTGGTCAACGCCGTATCGATTGCATCGAGGCGGGCTTTTACGGTTAAGGTGTCATCCCCAAGCTTAGCCACAAGCGAAGTTAACGTATGAGCAGCGGCACTTCCAATATTTGTATTAGCTGTATTCACATTTGTATTAATCGTTGTTAAAGCGCCCGCATCCGGAAGTGCATCCGTAACTGCTTTTATTGCCGCAACCTCAGTATCAATATAATCGTCAATCGTTGTTAATGCGGTATCTATTGCGTCCAACCTTGCTTTAAGCGTCGCCGTATCATTTCCGAACTTTGCAACTAATGAAGTCAACGTATGTGCTGCGGCATCCCCAAGATTTGTATTAGTCGTATTAATATTAGTATTAATTGTCGTCAAAGCACCCGCATCCGGTAATGCGTCGGAAATCGCTTTAATCGCGGCTATTTCTGTATCAATATAATCGTCAATTGTGGTCAAGGCGGTGTCAATAGCATCCAATCTTGCTTTTAATGTGGCCGTATCATTTCCGAACTTTGCGACCAAAGACGTTAATGTATGTGCAGCCGCATCCCCAAGATTAGTATTAGTTGTGTTAATGTTTGTGTTAATAGTTGTTAACGCTCCGGCATCCGGCAATGCGTCCGTGACCGCTTTAATCGCGGCAATCTCGGTATCCACATAGTCATCAATCGTTGTTAACGCCGTATCGATTGCATCTAATCTTGCCTTAAGTGTAGCGGTATCATTCCCGAACTTTGCCACAAGTGAGGTTAATGTATGCGCGGATGCGTCACCAATATTAGTATTTGCGGTATTAATATTCGTGTTGATCGTAGTAAGCGCGCCCGCATCTGGTATAGCATCTGTCACAGCTTTGATTGCCGCAACTTCCGTATCGACATAATCGTCGATTGTAGTTAATGCCGTGTCAATAGCATCCAACCGAGCTTTTAAAGTACTTGTATCATTCCCCAATTTTGCTACTAAGGACGTTAAAGTGTGCGCTGCGGCATCTCCCACATTTGTATTAATCGTGTTTATATTTGTGTTAATTGTGGTTAACGCTCCAGCGTCTGGTAACGCATCCGTGACCGCTTTAATAGCAGCTACTTCCGTGTCTACGTAATCATCGATTGTAGTAAGTGCGGTATCGATTGCGTCAAGCCTTGCTTTAAGTGTTGACGTATCATTACCAAGTTTTGCCGTAAGCGAAGTGAGAGTATGCCCCGATGGATTGCCTACATTTGTGATTATGGTGTTAACCAATGTCTCTACATTTTTTTGCTCCATAACCATGTTTGACCATATCATCGTCTTAACGTAAGCAGTGTCCCCGCCTACCGTACACGTGATTCCCGAAACAGCAAGTTTATAGATGTCACCAATTTCCCACTCAGCAGTAGCAAACTGATAATTGCAAGAAACTAAACCATTCGCCTTTAGAAATGTAGGTTGTGTTATTCCTGCCGAACTAAACGCCGCGCCGCCCGCCGATTTTTCGAGTACTGCCGAAATTGCAGTAATATTTATGTCTGCTGATGCAATAGCTCCAGCGTCAACATCGATAAGACTGATTCCAAATCCCATTACTCCATTTTCTTCGACCGTCCCGGCAACTGATTGTTCAGTCCTTAACTGAATTGCCGCACCGCCCAGTATTGTTATAATGTCGTCAATTTTACTTTCAATGTCTCCGGTTGTTTCTGCTTTTAATGTAGTGTTCATTCCGGTTTTAGTTCCGGCATCAGAAATTTCAGGAGAAACTTTATTCTCTGTAATAATAACATCAGTAGCTTGTAGATTTCTAATTGAAGATGTCGAACCGATTGCAAGATTGTTTGTTATTTCAGAAAGTCCATTTACGCAGGTATTGGCCATTTCAATAGATCTTGTTGTATTGTTAAATGAACAATTTTTTATTTTGCAATCATAAAAATTATCCGCAGCAGCTACATCAAACCCGGTTATACATCCATTAATTTTGATATTCTCAAAAATAGAGGTTTTGATATTTGCGCTTATCCCTATAGTAACCGTCTTGCTGGCATCGCCTTTGATCCAAACATCATGGATATAATTTCCTTCACTCGTTGCGCCGGTTGTAGTTCCAAGAACTAAAATCGGAAAAGCTTTCGCTCCCGCAAAAGTAATCCCTGATATTTCCCATCCTGCACCTAATAATTTCGTCACATAATTGGCTGTAATTGCATTATTATAATTTACAACAACGCCATACGTCCCGTTGCTCCATCCAGGGAGACCGATTAAATGTATATTATAACCCTCAGCAAGAATTTTTTCATTATACTGTCCGGGATATACAAATACAAACTTATGTCTACCTTTCACGGTGTCAACGGTTGTGCCATCGCCTTGTAAACGTGCCGTATTCAATCCTTCTTGGATTGTTTTCTTTGCGTTTTCCCATGTACGCCCATCACCCGAAGCGCCGACCGCTGCATTTACAAAAACAAGATCGTTTTCATCCTTACAATAAACCATCAACATTGCTTCAAGCCGATCATAAAAAGAATCAAATGCTTCGCGAAAAGGAAGGTCTAATCTATCACCAAGTATACCCATTTTTTCCCTCCTTATCCGTTTGTAATCAGAATGCAGAAACCGCAATTCTTTTTATTGTACACTCTATCCCAGTTATTAGCCGCCGTTAAATTAGCATTGGTTGGATATTCATAAGTGAGCGTTCCGCCCAGCCATTTAAAACCCTGTGGATGATAACAGAAAACACGCTGTGAATAGAGATAGTCAATCCCACCACCTCGGTTAGGATCCCGGTCAATTTCTGTTGAAACATAACCCTCAGTTGTATCACCATACAAAATAGCTCCAGCTTTAAAAAGAATTGACCAATATTTATAACCGGAAGTTGACCCCGCAGGTGTATAGATATTATCATCAACTATAACAGTACGTCCCATAAATTTTTGAATAGTCATACTTTGATCCGAGGTTTTTTCAAAATCAATAAGATTTGCTTTGATAAGTCGCTTCAAGATATTGGAATGCATCGCAATTGCTGTTATATCATTATAGCTATCGCCGAAAAGAAAATTTGCATCGATGATTGAATCTGAAGAGACAAGATTTGCGCTTGTAGCATTATTGCCATCCTCAATTGAAATATCCTTAACGAGATCACTGGAATCATTTGCGACATTATCAGCAATTACCCCGCGAATTAATGATATAAGATTCGCTTGCATTTTGCGATTCCACCAATCAATTTCGTATGCAGCTATAGCTTGTGCTGGTGTTGATCCCGACAATTGCGCGGAAAAAGCATTCGCACCCCATCTTGCCGAACGCCATTGTTTTACACCAATTGATTTATCCGCCGTGATGTTATAGGCGGTTAAATCAGCGTCTTCCCGAGGCACTTCGTCATCATTTGTCAAGTCTTTCCAAAAAGGTACATTAAATGTTTTGTTCCCCTGTGCTAATTTTGTCGATATTCCCGAATCTACTTTTACAATTCCCGCCCTTATAAATTCATTTTTATAAATTGTTTGTTCTCTTACATATTTGTCATAAATGACAGGCTGAATCACATCAGCCAAAACTGTATATGCCATTCTCGTATTCCTTATTTACGATTTTGGCCAGCCTCTCTAATAAGTTTTTCCGCTTTTTCAGGATTAGCTTTTATTATTTCTCGTTGCTTTTCCTGATTCCACGTTTCTATATGAAACGGATTTATTTCCTCAACTTTCCCCCCGATTCCGCCACCAGGAGGAGAGGTTTTGGCCAATTTTTCGTCAATCCTTTTCCCTACTTCTTGCTCAATAATTCCCAAGAAATCATCCGCGTCTTTTTCGATAGATTCCCTATCGTTTCCTTGAATTCGATTCCAAAGATTTTCAGGGATTCCTTTTTTTGCAAGCGTCTGAGCTTTGATCAACTCTAATTCTTTTTGCTTTAATTGCGTTTCCTTATCCAACAATGCTTGCTCACGTTGTTTGCGTTCAAGTTCCCGCTGCTCTTCTGCAGAAAGCTTTTCTTTTTTCAACGATTCGTTTTCTTTAAGAATCCTCGCGTATTCCGTACTTTTGGAATCAAAATCTTTCTCTTTGGTTTTATAGTCCATCTCGGTTTTTTGCATTTTTTTTGTCAATTCTGCCAATTGTTTCTGCAAATCTTCGATAGATTGAGGTTTTTCTTCTTTCTTAACCTCTTCTTTAGTTTCAATAGTTTCCGG